CACTTTTTATATCCCTTTTCTTTCATAAACGCGATTAAATCATCTTTTTCATCTGATCTAACAACAAACACTTCCAAATCTTCAAACAATGACAACCCATCTTTAAAAATTATTTCATTCGTGCTGTTGTCAACATGGGCTTCAAACGCTTCCACAGTGACCGCTCTTTCTTGTAGCGAAACATCCCAATCATCTAATTTACTAAACCGCTGGCGAACACCCGATGCAGTCGAAAACCTTTGAGAACCGTAAAAATCGTTTTCAAACGACATTGCGTCTAATCTCCGAGCGTGTCTTTTGCTTTTCCAGATCAATCCCGTCCTTCTTCCAATGGACCTTTTTCTTTTTAGCCTTGCGAACACATATGCGGCCCCACCAGTTGCGGTATCGCACTTTTCCGATCCACCCTCGCCGAAAGGAATACCGCGCCTCATTCGGTCTGTGGTCGCCGCTAATTGACCACCACCACCAATGATGTTTTTGAAGCTATCGACTTGTGTTCCATAACCTTTTCCAAATTCCAAATCATGGTAAATAACGTGATCGTCAAAAAACTTTTCCCACTTTCTCCCCGTCATCGCTGGATTAAGTTGCAATGCCTTCCCGTGACCATATTGTTGATATTCACCCGCTGCGTTATATAACGGAAGCGATGTTATATCAGAAACCTCTGCCGCTCTGGAAGCAGCTTTTTTCAGTTCATTTACTCGTTGATTTTGCGATCCAATCTTTCCAATTCGCTCCATTTCTTCTTTAAACAAAAGAGCAGACAGGTCGCTTCTTCCAGCCGATCCCGTTTTTTTGATCCCGCTAAAATGATAAAATATTTTAGTGAGATATAATTCCTCACGATCCAGTGCCGTTGCCCTTGCCTTTTCGATGCCTAGCTTTTCAAGAACATCCATGCCCTTCTGGACAGATGCAACCGAAGCCCCGTCAACCTCAATTTCCATTCTGCCCATTAAGGCAGCGCGACTATCAGCTTGACCGTCAGGGAAATAGCGTATCCGAACACCGTCGATTTCAGTTTCAAATACAGTTCCAAGACCATCAAACTTTTGATCAGTCTGCTCTGCAAAACTATCCCGAAAAGTTGAGCGATAAAACTTTGATTGGCCTTTATCCGTCCATTTAATTTCTTTCGTTGGTGCAGCCTTGATTTTATCTGGTATCTGTTCGATTGGCGATAGTTTCTCAAACTGCTTGGTGAACAAATCATCACCATCCAGCTTCATATCGCCAGCCTTATAGTTGCGGTAAAAATCACGCAAAACATTCTCTGTTGCCTCAACCTGATCAGTAAAATTCTCAAAATCTTTCTGGCTTATTCGACCCTTGGCAAGCAGAGCCTCTAATTCTTCGCTTGTCCCGAATGCTTCCAAGGGCAAACTGAGTGCGAGTGAAGTCTTTGTCTAAAAACTCACTGCCGCTTTTGGCGCGAGACATAATCCCGCGAATGGCTGAAACAACGGCATCATTCATTTCTGCAAAAGAAATGTCTGGCAAAGCATCTGGCCCCTTTTGGACAATCAAGGTTTTTTCCAGCCGCTCCATTGCCGCAGGGCGCAAGCGTAAATTTAACTGAGTGAGGTCTTTTTTGTTGCGCTTTAAAAAGTTCGCCCTGACCTCATGGTCCTCAATGTCGCCTTTGTCCGTTGGCAACACATAACCATTGATCCGACTTTCTTCTATCAGCTTCTCTTCCTCTCGCGTCACACGGGCTAAGGGAGAGGGGTTTTGCTTTTTGTTATACTTTGCAAGCTGTTTGGCATACGTGCGCTGTAGCACGTTCTTACGGCCTATGAGGACATCTGCCAGATCGTCGGCATCATCGCCCATTGTATCCTTGACCAATCGCCGAATGTCATCGTCGCTGATTGCAACAATCCGCGCTACACCCGCCACGATTTGATCGTCGTTTATATCACCGAAAACAGAGCCAGAATTAAACTCATTAAAACGCAAGCTGTTTAACTCTGGAACCTCAGTCGCCGAGAATGTTTTTCTTCCCCCTTGCGCTCTGAAAAATAAGGTGCCGCCCGTATCAATTCTGAAACTCGACCCATCAGGTAGTTTTTTTAAATTTAACTGTTTCGGCCCACCGTTGCCGACCACATCCCAGTTCGCAAGCCAAGCATCTGCGGCAAAGCCATCCTTGGCCCCTGACAATGCGCTCATTTGGGAAACGCCAATATCCTCAATTTCCTCAATCTGGCTCGTAACGCCCAAACGCCCCGACACGTCCCTGCGACCAATCTTCCCTGTTAAATTTATAAAGTTTACGTTGGCGACCCTAACGCCAGCCGCTTGATACAGCTTCGAACTCAAAACCTCGACCTTTGCCGCCAGTTCAGTATCGGGCGCTTTTACATAAAACTTTTGACCGTCAATCTTGCTTCGGAACAAGCCGCCAACATTTGAGCCATCCTGATCACCAATCTGTTCAAGGTCATCGAACAGAATACCCTCGTCGGCCCTCTGTGCGGCCTTCTGGGTAACGATAGCCGCCGCTTCGTCGTCCAATTGCTTGGCGGTCTTTCCCGCACTAGCGGCCTCTTTGAGAAGCGCCTGATCGTCTGGTGATAATTGATCGAATGCTTCCTGTTCTTTTGGTGCAAGAGGTTTATTGTTTTTGAACTTTTGTTTGATCTTAGTTTTTATCGCCGCCAGTGATTTCGCCGCTTGTATCGCGTCCTTCTCAGCTTGAACCTTTGCGGCATCCGCTATGGCATCGCCTGTGAGCGCCCCAGAGTTCGATAACTTGTCATATGCGACCTTGTGGGTGGAAAACCCTTCACCGCCTTCCTTGGCCTTTGTCAGGTACTCTGTGGCCTCATCCGTTTGCTTTTGTGCGGCAGCGGTTATTGCTTTGTTGGCGAGGTTAATGTCCTCAGTGTGCGACGAAATCGCGGCAGCAATCTCATTTTTTGCAGCTTGCGGCCCCTTTTTCAGAAACGCATCCTCAATGTCTTTTGGCAAAGCATATTTTGCAAAATCAAAATCATCAGGATCGCCCAGCATCAAAAGTTTCAACCCGCCTTGCTGGTTTACAAAATCATCAGCCGCTTCCTTTGCGAGTTTTTGGATTTGAATATTCTTTTCAACAATCGCTTGTGAGAGAGGTTTTATTTCAGCAAACTGCTCAACAAACTTTTCGGCATCAGCTTTGGACATCGTTTTTGCAGCAAGCAAACTGTCAATCGCATTTTCGCCTTTCAGTCCTTTGAGAAAATTCATTTGAGTTTCAGTCATAATGACGTTTAATTCTGAAACCAAATAATCTTGATTTTTTAAGTTTGCTTTTACAAAAGCCTTTCTGGCCTTTAGAAACAAATGTTCACTGTCAAACAGCTTATCAAACTCATTGTCAGCCTTCGCGCTTTCAATCAGATCATCCAGCTTTTTAAAGACCGCACTCTCGGCCTCAAGGGTCGCCAAATATGCAGCCTTCAAGTCATCATCGACAGTGGCCCATGCCGCCGCTTCCGTTTGGCTTAACGGTTTGCCCTCTTTGAGTTTCTTTTTGGCCTTGGCAACATTGGCAGTGATGTTGATTTGCGCCACGCCCTCATCGACTTTCGCCATGATCTGGGTCGCACTTAGTCCACCAATCCCGTCTTTTTGCAGCTTATCATAGACTTTCTTCTTGTTCGCGCCGCCCGTGCCAGCCAAGATTTCATCAATCTGGGCCTGTGCCGCGTTTTCAGCCTTCTGTGCCGCCTTTGCCGCAAGTGCCGCCGCTTCCGCTTGTTGCTTTGCCGCCTCTTTTGCCGCCTTGTTTGCCATGAGCGGTGATGTTTTACCCGCGTCAACCAAGGCTTTAAGTTCCTCAATCGAACGGGGAATGGACTTCTGGTCAACCAGATCGACAAAACCAATCTTTCCGTTATTCCAGAGTTCCCATTTTTGCTCACCCAGAATGGCCTTTTGGAACCGCTCGCTTTTGCCCTTTAGCCAATCTTCGAAATTTATATCCCCTGCAACAAATCCATCCATCGACTGTTGCGTTTTGTTGATTGCCCGACTGATCAGTGCAGGGGACAAGCCGCGAGCCGTTAGAGACTTCGTGAGTTCCTCTTTCAGCGTTCCCGCGCCTACTGCTGGAAGGGGTTTGTTTGCCAAGTCAGCCCAAGGCTTCAAGACCCCTATAACCGTTGACCGACAATTGAAGTGAGCGGGTGGCGCTGTCCAGCCAATGCCATGCCCTATCGGTTGAAAATCCATATCCCACGTCAGGCCAGATCGGGCCTTGCAAATATCACTGGTGCGACTGTCCAGCGTTGCCAGCCATTGATAGCCGTTGAACAAGTCGGCGTTGGCCTGATAGGTTTTAATCAGTGCCTCGTTGTTGACCGCCGCAACCGACGAACGGACCAAAGCCTCGGCCTTGTTTTTCGCAACCTTCATAATGCCATCAGCGTAGTTTGCGGCCTTTGTTCCTCGCACTCGCTGAATTAGGCTTTGCAAGTTTTCGCCGCCTGTTATGCCAATCCGCATTTGGCGAATAAAGTTCCCCGTGATTTGAGCGTTTTGGGTTTTCCAATATTCGCCAACAACCTCGCCTTGAATTAAAGTGTTGGAAGCCAGAACGGACAAGGTGGCAGCGGGGGGCAATGTCGCCCCCAGAGAAACACCCAGAGAGCCGTTGATGATGTTCTGAGTAGCTTTAGCACTGGCACTCGCAACCCCTTTCAGTCCCTTGTCATTCGCCGCCTTCGCCTTTGAGAAATGCGCCTTGCTGGTTTGCTTTACTTGCTCCAGAAGGGATGCCAGCCGCCGCGACCGATAGGTCGGCCCAACTCCTGTCGGGTCTATCTTTCCCAGCTTCAGTTCGATGT